CTCTTGCAGCAGCCCAAAAATCATCGTCCAAAATCGCAGTATCGATGTCAGTCCTTGCAGCAACACCATCACTACGGTAGACGTTCGACCCTGCATTTACAACCGCACGACAAAGCCTGTCCATTGTGAGACCAGCCTGACGACCTGCCCTTTCGTTGGCAACTGTCAGTATGGGGTCTTCAACAGTGAACTCGACCATATCTTCAACCAGGATAATACCAACATACTTGTGAAGCTGTACGGTAATATCTGATTTACTAAGCTGTTCTGCTGTGGGGTCTACTACGTCCGTAACCGGAACAGTCCTGGCCTGAAGGTCGGGAACAGATCGAAACAGCATCTTATCCCCATTGCCCAACTTAACACTCTTTTTCTGTGCAAACGTATCGTGTATGAGTGCAGCGCGAGCGTTCTTCAGAAGAACTCGTTCGTAATATTCACGGACGCGGGCTGGCATTTGGGTGAGAGTAGTAGCACCAGTAGCCATTTAGCCCTCTCAAAATAATCCGTTAATCAGACGTTAATCAACACCCTTAATCTTATTTGTATAGGCATCAAATTCTTCGTCTGACATTTCCGCTATCCTTCTCGCCTCATCGGTTTCCCGATTACCGGCACGTCCAGCACCGGACAGACCCGGCGATTTGGAAGAGGCTTTTTTAATTTTTTGGGTCACTTCTTTTACACCCTCTCGTTTTAATTTTTCCTGAAACTTGGGGTGTCTATAGGCAAGATTATAAAGTGCCTGGGGTGCATTATCAGATTTGACGATCTCAAAAAACAAATCGAGATTTTGAGGTATACCAAGTTCCTCATTGCCGAGTATATAATCCAGCGAATATTCGTTGGTCAACTCGTCATAATCGGGATGTGCTTTCTTAAACTCTGCTTCCTGTGCCAGAACCTTTTGTTGCAGTTCATCAAATGATGGTGTCTGCTTTTGAGGTTGCTGCTGTGAAAGCATTGAACTAACAACATCCGCAACTTCTTTCTTGGTAAGTATTACCTCGTCATCATCGTCAGACGATGGTGTTTCCTGAGTTGTTTTTTGGGGTTGCTTCATAAACATCTGCAACTGCGCCTGTGCCAACTGACGACCCCTGCGCTCCCCTATAACTGCCTTTTTAAGCCCCTCTACTTCATTTATAAGTTCTTCAATATTGGGAGATTCCTTTTCCGGTTCACCTTCCGGTTCACCTTCGGGGGCTTCTTCCTCTCCCTCAACCTGATCGGCGACACCAGGTTCCTCTACTATTTCGCCCGTATCTTCCTGATCGGCGACACCAGGTTCAAGTTCATCTTGAATTTCTTCGCCCGTAATTTGTTCTTCCATACAAACTCCTTATGTTAAGCCGGTGGCATACCCTGGGGAATTTCCCCAGGTGGCGCACCACCGCCACCAGCATTTTGAGCAAATTGTGCCATACCTTTGATAATCAATTCTTTATATTCTTTGGGTAACTCAGACATCTTTACTGCAACGTCAGGCGATATTGGGAATCCTGCCTCAATCATCTGCATTACTGTCATGAAGTTAGCCATCCTGTAGGTAGGCGAGTTGACGTTTTCATCAACTATCGTATCAAATCGTGAAGACTCTTTTATTTCCTCAAAGTTCATCGGAATCGGTTTCCCGGTTATCCGTTGAATTTTGTCAGCACTAAATGTATTAACCAGCTCGATTAAATATTTTCCGAGCTGCTTCTTTGCAAACGACAAATTGTCAAAAATATTCTGTACCCGGACAAGACCCTGCTTCTGTCTCAACTGAAGTGTAATCCCTGCGGGGGATGCTTCCTGCATGAGACCAAGGAGATCGGGGTTTAATCCAATTTCCTTCATATCTGCACCATGCAATTCTTCCAGCTTTATAAGCGCAGCGGGCATTTCGGGCATTTCTATTCTTTGTGGGAAATCATACCCATCCTGAACTTCAATATTCTTACCCTCACCGGACTGTTCCAGGTCTTTCGGGTTTTTTACCGAACCAGCCTTATAAAAATATCCACTCCATGTGAGCTTCAATACAGAACCAAGAATCTGAGATCGGCGTTTGTTTTTTTCTTTCTGTGAATCCTTCAGACTACGAACTATACCCTGAAGTTTCCACGTCCAGTCGTTAAAGGCTGGAATATATGTCCCGACTATCGGAATAAATGGATACTTATTCACCCCTTGTGGGTGGTAATCATCATACAGAACCAGATCATTCTCAGCCACCGTAAGGAGCTTAATCCTCGGCAACCTTCTCTCTATAATTTCCAGATAGCGAAAATCTTCATAGTCAGGATGAACTTCCGCTGTATCCTGCACCATTTTTATGATCTTCTTTATCCTGGCTAACTCCTTCTTGGTTCCATCAAATATATCAACCTTCCTGGTTGACATATTTATAATAAGGGTCTGTTTTTCATGCTCCCTATACCACTTCTCAATAATCGATATATGTGACTTGGACTTCCCTGACGGCTTCTGAATATAAAACTGGTCAACACTACCGCCACCAAGTTTCTTTAGTTCCTTGGCAAACTCCGGGTATAAACTACCTGCTGCGTGTTTGCTTAAATATGCGTGACGAAAAATATACCCGCAATCTGACAGATCAAGTTTAGTAAAATCGGGGTCTGCCATAATTCTAAATGGGGATTCTGAATCCAGAATAATATCACCGTCTATAAAATCTTCATCATAAACAACCCTGGGGTGAATCCACCCAAGCCCACATATAGCAGCGTTTTCAAACGCCTGGCTAACCGCGTATTCATTACCGCGTTCAACCATAAGCCACTTAATAATTTCAGTATACAGATCAGCTAATTCCTGGTCTGAATCTTCAACAGGATATATCCGTACATCAGACCGGTTCTGTTTTTCGTAACCAGTAATTAAATCAACATGATTTTTAGTGGTGTTCAGTGAGAGAACAGGCCGATTCTGTTTGCGCAATTTCGCGGCAGTTGCAGCATCCCACTGATCTCCAAGGTGAACCTTGTAGTCATCTTCAGCTTCACGCAACCAATCCTGCCATTCTTCGTAAGCCTCTCCACGTAACGTATGAACGTCTTGAATCTTTTCTTTATCTGCCATTAAACCGCCAGGTAGGAATCACGAACACCCGCAGTATCATCTTCATCTATAAGGTTTCTCAAACTCGACTTGCGCTCGACATCCTCAATTTCCCGCATCGGTGCTGAAAACTTAATGTCTTCATCCCGAATACGAGACATACAATCCAGCATGTCTTCATGAACCGAATACGGATACTGCAAATATTCTTCGTGTATAAATTCGGAAACGAGGTCTCGTTTTTTCCCGGTCACGTCCCGGTATTCGAGTCTCTCAGGTATGAATATACGTGATGTTTCAAACAACGGAACCAGTCGCATTATCCTGGCATGTTTTGACAACCCACCAGCCAGGGGAATGATATTAAAATAAATACCGGTCTCCATCATCTTTTCTTTGAAATATTTTATATCAGCAGTCATGGTATACTTCTCATATCCCACTCTGCGACACTTCCATTTTGTTACCATTTGTGACAGAGCTTCCCATCGCTCAACCAGGTCAATTTTATCTCGAACCATATCCAGGACAAAGAAGTTTCCAAGCCTGTCAATCCCAACACACATAATAACTGTGTAGTCAGACCACTCCTTCTTTTCGTTGGCGGGGTCTACCAGGATAGCAAGCTGATACATTTCGGGAACTTTTCTATAAAACTGATCTTCAAGCCAACTCCACTCAAAAATCTGTTCTTCTTCAGCAACAGGGTTAAGAAGCATCTGCGCAGCAAAGTTATATGAACCCATATCCCTGCGCTTCTGATCTAACACTTCCTGTGGGAGATATACACTATTCCCGCTCTTATCTTCAGCCGGGTAAATGCGCTTATACCAGGTTGGGTCTTTTTTTAAGTCTTCATAGAGATCACGGAAATGGTAAGTCGTCCCAATAACCCGAACCTCATCATTAATACTTCCAAGGGCATGTGACAACTGGAACGCACTCTTTGTCCTTCTAATTCGCTCCGGGGTAAGTACCGACTTGTCTGTTACCAGGTCATCATAAATACGAATAGAATAATGTTTTGAAATAGGCATCCCATCAATAAGCCCCCAGGCTTCGATAGTTGCCTCATTGTATGCCCCCTTACGTCTTAGGATAAGACCCTCATCCTCTGACCACTTTGGAGATTCCCTGGCAGGAACCTTCCAAATCACATCGGGAAATAAAGCCCTGAGTAAGTCATGACTTTCAAACGTATGCTTTAACCTGCGTAGAAAACCCTTGGCAATCTGACGCTCAAATGAAAAAATACAAATTCGTTCTTCAGGGTTTTTAAGAATCTTCTGTATAGTAAGCAGATAGGTTAGTAGTGTTGATTTAAGGTGTTCCCTCGCCCATAAGTCCAGCGTTCTATTATGTCGCTGTTCAACTTCAAGAATACGTTTTATAGCCCAGGGGTGATTGAGAATCTTTATACCAAGAACAAAATACCCCAGGAAAAAAAGATCGTTTAATACGAGATCACGCATTAATTCAATGGCTGCCTCGTTATTTCCCCTCTTTCGATATTCCGTAAGTTTTGCTA